GTGTTTCGCCAGTGAGTTTGGCATTTACAAATCCTGTTTGTGTATCAGTTGATGCACCTTCAAATCCTTTCAGCTTCCGTCCGGCATCACGGACAAATGTCCGCATATTATTTCTTTTATAATCTGCATAAGTATATGATTTGCCTCTGGTTGAATATCTTATCCCGCTCTTGCCGTTCTGAAACTTTCCTTTGTTTGCATCTGCAATAATAAAAGATTTAGCCGCTTCTCCAGCCATCTTCCTGGAACTGGCATCGAGCTTTATTATATCTTGTGCTTTCATGCCTGTGCCATCTTCTGTGATTCAACCACTACCCAATCATGACGGCAGTTCCACCCGCCACGTTCATCAATAGGAAGCGGAAGATCACCAAGCCTGTACCCAACTGCATTTTGTGAGTCATCTAATACTGCCTGACATTCCGGTCTGGTAACATCATCCGACGGTCCTACATATTGGAACAACACATCAGCATCCTTGAATACTTCGCCGGTGGTTGCGTTTGATAGTCGTGCAAATGAATCGTTCACCAGCACTCTTGTCTGTGCGGATGTGAGGATTTTATCCTTGCCGAATGTTTCAAATAGCCGTTCTGATAAATCCTTTGCCGGTGTTCCTGAGATAATGCCACGAAATAATTCTGTTTTTAGGTTAGATGAGAACTTCAAATAATCCTTTCCCAGTTCTTCAAACTTCAATAGCCTCATCAATTCTATTGATTCAAGATTCACCGTTGATATTCCCGGCACTCCTAACCGTGCCGCGTGTTTTATCACTGTTTCTATCTCGCCATCAAATGATTTATACAGGCTTTCCAATGCGCCGCTTAGTCCAAGATTATCCATCTCCTTCACGAAGTCAATGCCTCTGGCAACTTCAATGAGTTCACGGCTGTTCAATTCCTGCAATTTCGGGATGAGAAGTCTCAGCCTGTCCATGAGTTCATCCTGGATTGATGATAGATCATTCATGTAACTGTCCACGTAATCAGGCACCGATCAAGTCCAGTAATGTTTGCGGTTTCTGAACTTCAACTGGTTCTGGCGGTACTTCCGCCGCCTGTTCTTCTTTCACTTCTTCCATCTTGGATGCTAACTCGGAGTCACCCATGTCTGGATTGAAATGGAGCATTAAGTCTTTTTTCGAGATTATTCCATGTTCCAGCTTCCAATCGAGCCAATTACGTTCTTCCTGAGGTGACAGCGGATAGGTCACTTCACTAAAATCAATGCTCAAATCTTCCGGGAAGCTCTTGCCTGTGTGCGTTTCATATACAACACGATCCACCTGATATCTCGCCTGTTCCCATTCACGCCATATGGGGATGTCGCTTTCACGACTCTCCAGATTCTCGAAGTCCATGATGGTCAAGGCGATTCCTGAAGGCACTTGACCCGCATCGCCCCAGCGGATCTTCAATGAATGGTTCTGTGCTGTCATGTCCAGCATCGCTTTTACTGATTCGATCATGTCCTTGATGGAACCGTTGGGAGATACATATTGAAAAGATGAGCCTGGTTCTGTAAGAGTGATCAGATTGTCTATCCCGGCCATGATGTTCTTATCCATATCATCGTACGAACCGACCAATACAGGCTGACCAATGGCAAATCGTGTGGCCAGAGCGATCTCTGTCATCGCAATGCCTATCTGAACACATGATCTCACTACATCGGAAGCATCGCTTGGATACTTGGCATGAGATATCGGCACGGAATTGTACGGATTGATCATCTCTTCATTGCCTGGTATCGGATGAATTTTGCCGCTTTGATCGAATAGGAATGTCATCCCCGGCTGGTTATCACGAGCCTCACTCCAAAATACAAAGCGGCGACGGCTGTTCTTAACGTCTCTGTCTATCTCATAAGAGACACCGAATGGTGTGGACTCGCCGCTGACATAATACTTCTTGGTCACTGGCAGGATATCGTATTCCAATCGCTCATGCCGATCTGACCACTTCGTTCTGAAAGAACAATCGCCAAGCAGCCATGTAATCTCTGCCATCTCTCTTGTCCTGGAATCCAACTGGTGAGCGATATCATTGTAATCCTGGTTCACTTCGCCATCCATCAGACGTTTAGGCGGAGACTTATAAAGCATCAATCGAGCCTTTGCGAAGCGGGGGACCAATCGCTGTGGATACGGCGGAATCTGTGAAAGGTTCTTTCCTTGGAACCATTCTTCGATGTGCTTGTCCATGTTGCGGTTATAATAGAAATCTAATGCGGTGTTGCGTTCAGCGATCTCCTTGTTCTCCAATTCACGCTGTGAGGCACGTACAGAATCAAGCACCGCCTCCCGTCCGAGTTCCGGGATCACTACCTTGTTGACCGATTCGCCGAAATAGTTTACCATATATGCTTGGTCGCTTTGTGCTTAATGACAGGCATCAAAAAATGGCAGGCATATCCGAGTGCGTCACTCATGTGGGTCTGTTCCGGGTCGCGTTTATCCAGGTCGTTGTTCCGCCAGACATTCATTTCCATATCCATGATGAGCGTGGGACAGTTGGCAAAGGTGATCAGTTCTTTTCTCAGCATCCTGTTCACAGAGTTCACCCGGTCACGCACTCTGGGATTGGCTCTGCGGGTCATCACCTGGAACCCGGATTGCCTTAGGATATCGTGATCTGATAATGATGCGGATGTTTTTCGGGCCGATCCGGTGGCATCTGGATACACACGGATTCCCGGGTACTTCTTTTTGATTGCCTCGGCAAGATCCCACGTCCCGGCGTTCTTCAGCCTGATCTCACCTATCACTGCGATCTCTTTCTTTGTGTGTGCAAAGATGCAAGCTGATAATTGATCTACATTGAAATCGATTCCTGCACCTATTTCCCATCCGTCCGTCTCGCGTTTCATCATGTGCTTCTCGCGGTCAAAGGAATAGTAGACCCGGCCTTGTGTGAGATTGACAAACTTACCATGCAGATAAGCGTCTATCTGTTCGGGAGAGTATGCGGTCAGCAGTGATTGTATGTATTCACGAGGTAGGTAAGGATTATCAAGTGTGCTGCCGACCACAACTCCCATATCCAGATCATCGCGTCTTGTCAGTTGATAACCGAAGTTCAAAGATTCTGGTGTGCCTGTAAGAAACACCTCACGTTTTTCTGCTTCTGGATGACGTACACGGGCCATGATCTGATCGAAAACTTCTTTGGATTGAATAAACGGTTCATCAATACCAGCCCAGGCCAGATTCATTCCGCGTAAACTGGAAGGATGATCACCTGATCCGATGTAGATCATCCCGTTCCAGTTGTGGATGTGGAATTCACCTTTGTTCTGGTTAAAAGTATAATCCATCTCCGCCCGGTTCATCATCTCCTTCAGAGTCAGGATGATCGTTTTCTGAGCCATTCCATGAGTAGGCGAAACATACATTCCGGGCAGTGGTGCATTTATGAAGCTGAGATAAATCGATCTCATCGCTCCTATCCAGGTCTTGCCCGACCCGTATCCGCCAATCAAAAGTGATATCTGATGCTGGTCGCAATTCTCCCAAAACCGCAATTGATGTGGTATCATCTTCTTGCGTTGAATAATAAACTTCACTCAATGACGACTTCGTCTCTTGTGATTCGCTGTTCAATGTATTCCTTGCTTCGTCCGTCTGTGCGGTCCAGGATTTCTTTGATAGCGGAAAGGTTCCCACGCTCTGCCATCATAATCAGTTTATCTAATAATCTCTCGCGTCTGGACTTTTCATCTTTCGGAGCATCCAGCAGCTCATTTAGAATATCCTTTGCAGCGGATCGCCTTCCATTCAGATTTCCTGATTGTCCTGGTTTCCATGCAGTTGGTGGTGTGTATCCCGATGCGAACTGTCCTTTTTCGTTCCTTGTGATAGCCTTTTGTTTACCGTTTGATTCAGTCATCGCTTACAATTCCCAATACAACCGGAGTATCAATCTTATCGAACAAGTCTTTCACTTTGTCCGCGTCCACTTCGTATACGTCAAATTCCAATCTCCAGGTGTGTGTGGTTTTGAGATTCTTAATGCCGACCAGTTCAACACGTATTGCGATCCCATCACTTTGAGTATCGCTTGACTTGTCTTTCACGTTTCATCGCGGCGGATTTTGTTTTAAATGTACCGAGCTTCTTCCCGCCAGATTTCGAGTATAGGATGTAATTTTTGCCAGATTTTCTGATCATGCTTTTCCTTCTATCGCCCGGATTGTAATGGACGTTTTACCGACCGATGACGAGTGAGGCAAGCAGTTAGCCTCTCTATATAAGAGGCCCAGCGTTCTATATATCAGCGTTTAGAAAAGAGTGCTTTTGACTTCTTACAGGCGAGTTTATATGCTACGTAAACGCTTGTTTTACCTTTGTTTAGGTGGTCGGCAATATCTTTAAAGGAAAAATTTTGGTGGATGTGCAAAAATAGAACGATTCGCTGTAATTTTGTGAGCTTCTGCCACCATTCATCACAGAGATTGTAGAACTTCATTTCTTCATTGTCGAACTCTTCCAGCGTTTTAAAGTGTTCCAGTGAGTACTTAACAACCCCCAGCCGCTTTACCGCAAGTTTTGCTTCTTCATCGATGTCCTCATATTTGATGCGTTCATCAAACGAGATGGTGTCCATGTCCATCATCGATTCCTGAAATAGCTTCTCAGCAGATCAACCGCTGCCGGGAGGAATACGATCACCCCCAGGAACATCACCAGCGACAGAGCCAGGATAAATATATTTGCGATCAGTTCGTATATAACCATTGCTTACCTCGGATAATTCTGCCCACGTCAACCCCCCGACTTTTCAGTTTGGCCAACCGTTCATCAAGATATCAGTGGGCATTATTTATTGACTTTCAAATGATCTGGAACGTTGTCGAGATCCAGGAGTGCCGCGATATTCGTCAAGGCTCTCATCGCTCCGATCTTATTGTTTTGATATTTTAAGATGATGAATACAAACTTTTTTATCATGTCGTAGACGATCTGGTTCTCTTCCTGAAGCTGTTCTTTTTCTTCTCTGTCTTCCAGGAGTAATTCGTAATCTTTATTTTTTAAGATTTTCAATTCTTCTCCTTCTCACTGCGGTTCTGTATTTATGCGGATTCCACCACCAGCCTGGGCCGTTCTCTTTAAATAGTTCGGCTCTGTCTTTGAGATACTTTTTGTTTCGCAAGACATCTCCAGGTCCATACATAAAATGTTTCTTTATCGTATGTACTTCTTCAATTAATCCATTCTGAATTCTATAATGACTATAGTATCTTTTACGGGCGCACACCTTACACATATAATCGAGACCATCTTTATTTCTTCTATTCTTATGAAAATCTTCTCGGTGTCTCATTGTGGAACATCGGCTGCATCTCTTTTCTGATGATTTATTTGTCATTCGGCTCGCTTATCTTCTCAAGCCAATCGTTCAAATACTGGACACAGATCCACTGACCTTTATGCTTGAACACCAATGTCGGCTTCTTGCTTATTGCATCGCCTGTCGCCTGGTCCCACCATTTCGGGAACAAAACGGTCTTGGTGTTCTTTATCTCGAAGTGGCAATCATGAATGACTGAATCTGGGCTGATATCGATGATATCGCCGCGAATGGACAATCCCCCAGAGTTCGGTGTTCTTCTAACATTCGTGCCGAGTGCTTTATTGATCATTTTTGCTACTGTCAACTCTCCACGTTTGCCTTTATTGCGGATATTAATTGCCACTAAAATTCAGCTTTTATTATTGTTGCCATCAGATAGACCATGAATACAAGCATCCAGAATCCCACGCTTTTTTTGAGATAGAATTCGAGATGGCCGACCAGGTCGTTTATCATTTGCACCAGTTGATTCATTGTTGGCTCCTTTGGTTTGTGGAATGGTTGGGGTCCAGAACTTCAAAAGGATAGGTTTTATTGTAGTTCGATGACTTACCTGAAATCCCAGACCCCAAGGTTTCATTTAAAAGGCGATTCCAGAATTGATCCTGGAGTGAATAATGGTTTGGTACGATTGCCCAATCCGGCCAAAGCTCTTCTTTTTCCGGCATTGTAGCCTTTGTTGTAAATGCTGTCGTAGACGTTTTTCGGTATTGGAACCATTAGCTGTTTTTTTCTTTTCATTTATTCTCCTTAATTAATTTTTTTATAGAGTTGATACGCCACAGCGAGAATTTATCAGACTTAGTATCTTCTCCCGTTTTTTTGATTTCTGTTGACCACCCGAGTTTTGATAATCTTGCTTGTTCTGATTGTATCCACTCGACATCTGATTCCGGTAGCCACGTTGTGATTTGATAAGGCATTTCCATTTATTCTCCTTTTTGTTCGCAATCTTTGATCAAGCAAGACCACCGATAGACTTTTCCAATGCCACTTTGTCGATTGGGACCAATCTGTTGTAACACTTGCGGCAAACAGCGTACAGATTCTTACTTTTTGAAACTCTCCTGTCTTTGTGGCCTTCAGGACAGACGAAGGTGATCTCTTTTTCCTTCTCAAGCTCTTCCGGCTGAATCCCGGCGTATTTATCAATTCCCCGTTCGCACAGATACCGCAAATCGCGGATCTCTGATTCCTTGTCCTTCAAAAAGCGGTCAACAATTTCATTTGTCCTATCGCCCCACCGCTGTTCCATCTCAACCAGACAATGCCTGTAATAGTGGTATTGATCATCAACCAATCCGAATCGGTTCTTGGTTTTATCCCAGATTGCTTTAATATCAAGGCGAAGGTCCTCTTCTTTCTTTTCTTTCTTTTCTTTATTATATTTATTAGTAGTGGTCACCTGTTGGCCACCTGTTGGCCACCTGTTGTCCACTTTGTTGGCCACTTGTTGATGGTCACCGTAGTTAAGTATCGTAATGAGTGAATTTACGGGCGAGGTACGTTGGTCAATCTGTTGGTCGCTTTTGAACAACTTCAAAATTCTTCTCACTTTTGACTGATTTACGCCAAGATCGCTGGAAATCTTTTTTCTTCCGGTGATCAACTGGCCTCTTTGTATTGTGATTCGTTCCTTTCCGAATAGTGCATCCTTTGGTGAATGATTGGCTTTCAGCAGCAGATAGATCCAGACGGCCAGATGTTCCGCGTCCTTCATCACAACCGGATTGTCCAGCAGCTTTCTTTGT